ATAAGAAGCTATATCTCCAACATAGAAAGGAAGTTTTCCAGAAGGGCTTTTAAAATGCTCATTTGAAAGAACAACAACTAATTTACCTTTAAAAGTTTTAGCTCCTTCTACCTCTAAAGAATCCTTTAATAATGGTCTGCCATTTTTATCTTCTAAACTATCTAAATAGTCATATCCATCTTGATTAGTTATAATTATAGCCATTGCAGCTATCGCTGGATTTAAATCTTTATTTAATGCTTTTTGAATAGTTTTATAATCGCTACCTGTCTTTTTAGTTGCTCCAGATAGTAACTCTAATATTTTCTTATTTTCTGTTCTTACTGCTTTTTTAGCAAATCTTATACCTACATAATTTGTTAAATTTGCTTTTTCATCTTGTAATAACGTATTAGAAATAGGAATTATATCTCCATAGTCTGACAATTCCCATTTAACTTGCCCAAATTTTATAGAACTTTGATTAATCTCTGTCATTTCAGCAAAATTAGTTAATTCATCATTAGAATTGACTTCTAAAGGCATTGAACCAGATAGTGTGCCTACTGGAATTACTGTACAGTATTGTTTTAGAGGTATAAGTTGTCTTTTTAATTCTTCTATCTGTGTTCTTTGTTCTTGTGGAACTAAATACCCTCCATCTTCTCCAGTTCTTTCTACAAGGCCATTTTCTGCTTCTGTAAGATTCTTACCTAATACTGCTTTGTTAAATGCAACTATTTCTTCAGCTTTTCCGATTGGCTTTAATTCTTCACCTGTAAAGTTTTGTGTTTCTTCTTCTTCCAAAGCTTCTTGTATCTGTATAGCTTTTTTTAGATTCTTTACTTCATCAAGTTTATTGTATGCTTCCTCGATTTTCCCCTGAGCTTGTAAACTTTCAATTTCATTTTTTAATCCTTCTAATTCTTTATACATTTCTGTTGATTTTTTCATATTCCCATTCCTCCTAAATTAAGTTTAAAAATATTTCTATTTCTCTTTTTTTGTTTTCTAGTTCTTCATTATTGCCTTCATTTTCATAAATTACTGGCTCTTTTTTTAACTTATTTCTAATTTTATTTATTACCTCTTGTGGCAATAGAGTATTACTAAAACTTGCAGTAACTTTAAGTTCTTCATTTTGAAACATAACTTCATCTATAAACTGTTTTTCTAAAGCTTGTTGAGGGGTTAACCACGTTTCAGAATCCATTAGTGTAAGTAATTCTTCCTGATCCATGCCAGTTTTAAGTTTGTAGGCATTAGCTATACTAGTATTTATATTTTTTAATACTCCTGCACTATGTTCCATATCCCTATAATCTCCACCAACACTAGCACTAGCGTTATGTATCATCATTTGAGCAGTAGGGGACATTAATATTTTATTACCAGCCATAGCAATCACACTTGCTGCACTTGCTGCTAATCCAACTATCTTTATAGTCACATTTCCCTTATAGCCTTTTAAAGCTGTGTATATTTCACTGCCTGCAAATACAGAACCGCCACCACTATTTATTTCTACTTCTAAATCCTCGTTACTTTCACATTGTTTCAATAAATCATTTACTTTCTTAGGACTTGTGGCTTCGATTTCAAACCAGTCATAAACCCATTGATCGTTGCTTGATATTATAGGGCCTTTTACTTCTATCTTCATTATTTATCACCTCCTTTGCTATATGTTTCTCCCACTCTAGTTAAAGGAATATAATTACCATTTACAATAGGGGTACTTCCTCCATCTATTTTAGGCATATCCAAATATGCTCTCGCTTCATCTATGCTATATATACCATTGTTTACTCCCGTGGCTAAACTCTCCATCTGTGTTTTCATATCTGCCCTAAGAATAGAATTTACATTGAACTTAAAATAAAAACCTTTAAGCCTTTCTTTTTCTGAAAGTAACTTAAAGGTTATTTCCTGCTCATATTGATTTAATATAAATAATAAAGTATCTGTATAAAAGCTTAAGTTCTGCATTTCACTATTAGCATAACTAGATTTTTCATAATTATTTAAGTGATTAGGTTTTATTCCAAAGGCAGCTGCTATTTGTAAGCTAGAATATTTTTTCAACTCAAAAAACTGGCTATCTGTGAGCTTTATATCTAATGGTGTTAACTTCATACCTAATGGTACTGGAACTATCTTTCCTGTGTTATTCTCTCCATTTGCAAACGCTTCAAATCCAGCCACAAGTCTTTCTTTAGCTTCTTTGTTTAAATCTCCTGTATATTCAAGCACCGCTTTAGCAGTTAAACCACTCTCATAGAGTTTATTCATAAAGCTTTGACTTGCTTTATTTCCCTTCATACTACTTTGTAATATGTCTTGTACTGCTAAACCTGTAATCCCATCCTTGGACACTCCTGTTTTAAAATGCAATATATCCTTTTCATCGAAAGTATATTGTTTTCCAGTTCGAGAATCGTTATATAAATAATATATGGCATTGTTATTTCCTAAAATACCAGCATTATCAATTATTATTTTTACATCTTTAGGATTAAGTATCCAAAGATCTAATAATTTATCCTTGAACCATCTGCACCATACATAAGCATTTCCATAATGGTTTCTATTAAATTCTACGGTTGCCCAAAATATAGAAGGTGTCATATAAGGGTTAGGTCTGTTATTAAGCAAACTATAAACCCTATTATTGTTAATCTTTATTACTCCGTTATCTGTTTCTTGATAAAACTTTAAAGACAACTTACCTAAGCTTTCAGAAAGCATTTTAATACAAGTAAAATAGGTAATTTCACTTAGATTCTCACTAGTACCTTCCCTTTTAAATATTTCATTTATAGTTTTTATATCTATATCATTTGATATAGCCTCAGATTCGTTGTTAGCACTAAAAGCATTTCTAATTTTATTAAATATATTCATATCCTCACCTCCTTACCACCCCATCATATCAAGATAATCATTAGTAACTTCATTTATATTAATTTTGCTATCTAATAGATATAATTGGCTGTAACAAAATGTACTTGCAACTAATAAATCTATTCTTTGCTTATTTTTATTCTCCTTAGCTAACATTACATCTTCACTTTTACCCTTCATTAAAACTGCATTAGATACACACCAATCAAGTAATTTATTTTTTTGATATATTATATTTCCTTTGTATACATCATCCCTAAAAGCTTTTGTAGGTGCAGATAGATTACTATAAGTTTGTTTTAACATTATTACTTCATAGTCATTAGCTAAACTTTCCATCATTTGTAGTGCATTGTAAGGATCTGATATAATACATTTGATTTTACAATTATATAAGTTTTCTATGCTCCTGATATATTCTTCTATCTTTGTATAATTTATAATATAGCCTTCATGAATTTCACAATATCCTAGTTTCTCATAGGACCTATAGTCTATTTTTTCCCTTCTCTCATCTAATGTAGCTCTAGGCAAAAATCCTTTACTATGCAGGTAATATTTTTCACCCTCTTTATACATTATAGATATTGCAGTTAAATCTGTAGAAATAGATAAATCCACTCCAACTACTACTTCTTGACCTGTAAAGTCTATAGTATCAATGCAACATTTCTTCCATTCTTCAATATTTAAATACTTTTCTTCACTGTTTTCTTGCATAAATACATTACAAGTTTTAGTTATAAATTCTTCTTTTAGATTATCTTGTACAAGTGCTTTTGCTCTATCTTCTCTCATTATTTTATAGTTTTCTTCTAATCGTAAAGGATTAGCTTGATATAATCCTTTATCATTCCATATATTTTCTTTATCTGCATAATATATAAGAGCAAACATTCTTTCATTGTCTACCACATCATTATAAACTTTTCTAATATAGTCTAAATCCTCTTCCATAATAGAATTATTAATTGCATAAGCTGTTGTAGTCCTAAAAACTAAAGGGTTTATAACATTCTTTTGTCCAGACTTCATAGCATTAAAATTACTGCTCTCGGTAAAGTTTGCGTGTTCATCACTTACAAAGGCTGAAGGTCTTACGGAGTTGTTTTTACCAGCTTCAGCAACACGAGGTTCAAAGTAACTATTTGTTAACTTACAAGTAATTCTTCCAGTTTTAGTAGTAGATACATTAAAATGTTTCTTTATTAGGGGGCTAGCATTTATTATTTGTTCCATTATCTTTTTTATTTCTGCTGCTAACTCTTTAGTTAAGCATATACTATAAAATTCACTATATTGTTGTTCTGTAAGTAATAATAATATAAATACTAATCCTATTAGTGCTGTTTTACCGTTCTTTCTTGCAATAAACAAAGTTACATCATTGTACCTAAACTTAGCTTTATTATTTTTGTATCTCCATCCAAATATATTGGCAATAAAAAAACACTGGAACGGGTCCAGATGCTCTAACACTTCATTATCAGCTAAATATCCAGTAGCAAAATTAGCTAATCTTAATAAGTTATTTATTTTTAAAAGTTCTGTTTCATCTAAACAAAACTCAAATTCACTTTCATACTGCCGTTTATAATAATCTTGTATGAAAATATTACACTGTTTTGTAACTTCCCAAGTAGTTATTTCTCTACTTTCTACTACATCAGTTGCATATTTAATGGCTCTTTCTAATAATATCATTTATTACCACCGGCCAATACTTTGAGCAAAACATCTTCTTCCTTTTCTTTAGCTTGTAAATTAATATTACCTAACTTAGCACGTGATTGAGGGCTTAAACTTAACTCATTACAGCATCTAAAAAAGTCTTTAGTATATTTATCTTTAGCACTCATAAGATCCTTGTCTAACAATCTTTCAATGTCATTATTGATTAATTTTTCGATTTCTTGAAGTCTATCTATGGATATAGCACAA